ACCTGTAACCTTTGAAAAGAATAAGATACTTTCGTCCTCTTGGTTTGTACCCCTTTCAGTGTATCGGTTAGAGAAGTCTTTTTTAATACCGAACTCGTTGTATAAAAATTGCTCTTCTACAGCAGTTTTAGCCGTCTTACTTAAGAACTCCGACTTTGTGCGAGGGTTAGCCATTATCTTCCCAACCCCCGAAGCATGACAATAGTATTTATTCATTGTTGTAAGCTTTTAGTTTGTTCACTTGTTAACTCGAACTTCTCTATAAGTTCCTCCTTTGTATAGGTTCCGTCTGCAATAGCTTTAACCGCCTTATTAAACTGAGCAGAAGTTAAACTAGCTTTCTTAACTACTTTCTTTTCCTGTTCGCCCGCTGCATCGTTATCTACATCTGTCACAAGTCCTAAAGCTGAACTTAAAGCATAACGTCGGAAGTAAGTAACGCCTGAGCCAAAAGACTGAAAGTCGTTCATACCTTTTAATTGTACGTAAGGCATAGCAACCTCGCTAGATACTTTCTCTCCGCTGTCAATATGAAAGATAATAGTTTCAATGTAGTTAACGCCCTCTTTAGTTCCTAAGTGCTGCATGAAGCCTAAGCCATGCTTTTTTAGTAAAGGGTTAATCTTTTCAAATATAGTCGGGAGGTCAGCGTAAGAATAGCCGTAGCCTTTTGTCCCCTTGTGAATCGTTGGTACTTCTTGCTGAAAATCAGCAATCGCTTTAAATAAATTTTTCATGTTTAAAAGTTTAATTGTTTATGCAAAGTTAACTATTATTTTTACTTACGCAAGTTTTTTAATAGTTTTTTATATTTTTTTGTTAGTTCCTTGATTTCGTCGATAGTCATCTTTAATGGCTCTAGGTCTTTGCGCTCTAATAAGTTAACTCGCTCCTCTCCTATTCTGTTTATTAGTTCAATTCGATAGTTAATTAAGTTGCCTGAGTAGAAAGTGTTACAGCGTTCGCATTGCTTATGCACGTTGTCTTCGTTAAATCTTAATTCAGGAGTACTGCCTACGCTCATGTAGTGACCAGCGTTCATCTTGCCGTTGTACGTTCCGCATGAAATACAGCTTCTATCTTTATCCCTTTCACGTATGTAAGCATTAAAAGCAGCTTGTGCTAGTTTTAAGTAGTCTGAGCGAGTGAGTAACTTTTCTTTGAGTTCCTTCTTTCTGTCCTTCCATTGCTTCTCCTTTTGTAGTTTCGTGTATTCGTATCCGCACCTGGTAGAGCAAACAACCTGAAGCGGGCGTAATGGCTCAAACTTTTCTTTACATACTTTGCACTTTTTAGCTCTCATATAAAAAATTCATTTAACGGTATCAATACTGCTTTACTAGTATTATCGTCTCCCATTTCTTTAATGTTTCCTTTTTTGTAATAGATTCTAGCTATCTCTTTTAGTTTATCTGAACTAATTAAGATTATATATTTATCCTCATATTCTCCGCTTAAAATTATTGCCCACCAAGTAGCTATACTTTTAGCTATTCCTGACGGCTTGCCTCTGCTTTCAAACTCTATAGCTATATTTCCGCTTCTATATATCCAGCTATCTCTTTTTACTTCTATTTTTTCAGAATGTAGTATTTGATGTAATAGTTTTTCTCCTATCTTTCCTACTTCTAAATCATATCTAAAATCTGAGCAGTATTTCATAATAATTCCTTTACCTCGTTTAGTTGTTTTTTAAGTTCGTCTATCTCCTTATCCTTTTCAAGTAACAGCTTATACTGGTTAAAGTTTTCCCTGTTTGTCTCGGTTAATGTTTTGTCTACAGAAACGAGAAAATAATACAACTCAGTCAACCCTTCAATACATTTGTTGTTAGTATCTATCCATTCATGGCTAGGCTGTTTGTCCTTTACTTTCTCGTTAATTGCTTTTAACTGCTCGGCTGCTAGTCTTATAGCCCCTTTGCTTAATACTACATCTATTGCGTAACTCATGGCGTTTTAATTGTGTTCCATATCTCGTGCGGGTCTTCATCTAAACCGTTTTCAATATCAAAGTTAACATTTCTAAATTTGTTTAAGTCCTCCCTCGGCTCGTTAGGTAATATTTTCTGCTGAAAAGCTTGAGGGCGTTTAATTACATCTACCCCGTTACACGTTAACCCTAAACCAAAGTTATAATCTAGCATAATAGGCTGGTCTTGTATTGTTGGTTTTCCACCTGTTGCGGTATCTTTTAATTTTTGCACTTCTATCATTGTAAACCTCCATAATTCTGGATGACTGATTAATCTGTGTATAGCAATAAAATCATCTGCCCTTGATGTAAAAGAATTACCTCCCTCAATCTCTTTTTTAAACGGTATAGTAACTTGTCCGTGCCACATGTGGTCTTTAGGATATACCGCGTTTCTTCTACCACTTGCCGAAGTAGGGTGCGCGTTAATAAAAATAGTATAGTTTTCTTTCTTAGTTAACATTTTCAAGTCTCCTAAAACATCATAATTGCCATGATATGTCAAGTCCATTTTTAAAGCGTTCCAAGGGTCTATTAACAACGTATTTGCTTTAGTAGCAATAAAGTCATCAATTATCTCATTAGGAGTATATCTATTTGTATTGTCGATAAAACTAAAGTGATTTTCTAACTTTATTTCAGCGCGTCGTATTTCTTTGTGGCTTAAATCCATAAAAGGCTTATTGCAGTACATCTGTACCAGGTCGCGCATTATCTTACCCGCGCTGTTTTCGTCGCAGAATAAACAAAAGCTTAAATCGTGGTTAGTTGCTAGTGCTAGAAAGTACCATAGTTGAAAATACGTCTTGCCTACGTTGTCGTGCCCTAGAAATATGTTTAACTGGTTGTGCTTGTAAACAAAGTTATCATCTAAAGCGCATCCTAGTTTTAAGCCCATAGGTATCTTACCGTCTCGGTAGTCCGTTAAAAACTTTGTGCTATGTCCGTTGTTTAGTATCATGTATTCGTAGATTTTTTAACGTGTTCTACTAACGGGTCTACTTTTGCACGTCCGTTCTCTCCGTGTTCTTTTTTTAGCCAGTTCTTAGCCGTCAAATATAAGGAAACATATTTACTGTTGCCTTTGTAGTTTTGTATCGAATCTAAAACCGTATCTATTTGCTCTTTTGTGTAGTTCTCGTTTAGCTTAATACATTCTGCTTTTGTTATTTTCAAATGTTTAAAAGACATATATATATCTTTATTATCATTTACATTTACATTTACATTTACATTATCAGTTGAATTTCGTGTACGCTCGTTAACGCTCGTTGCATTTCGTTGACGTTTCTCAGCACTTTTACGCCCCGCTTCTCTGCGTTGCTCTAGTTGTGTTTCCCACTTCTGTAAATCCCTCTTTAATTGTCTTTTAATACTAATAAAAGCAAGTTCAACAAGCTGGTTATCTGTTGTAGGGTCTTCGTCATTAACATAAGAAAATATATGTTTAATTAATTTACCCGCTACTTCATCAGGTAGAAAACTAAATAAATCTTGCTGGTCTGCGTAAAGCACGAAGCTCTTTTTATCTTTTGCCATAGTGTTTTTTTTAATCGTGTTTTTAAAAAGAAAGGGGAAAGGTAAACACGAACAACCTTTTACTTATATGCCTATAAAACCCCGCTACAAATATAACTACAATTTTAATTTTAATTGCTTAAAATCACTTGGTCTTGCATCTATTTCTATCCTTTTTAATATAGAATAGTATTTACTTTTTTTAGGTAAATAACCTAACGAGACTAAATTATTATCATTTTTTAACAAAGCCATGCATATTTTTTTATAACTGGGTACTTTATCGTTTATTTCAATTGGAGCTTCATCTGGTATCCCATTCTGATAGCATCTTTTTTCCCATTGATTGATGTACTCTGTAACTTTTTTTTGTACCATAATTCCCATTCTTTAATTGTGTTTATAGCTTCTAAATTAGCGAGATTCATTTGTTCTGTACTTAATTGCTTCCATGCTTTTTTAACTATGTACTCTGGTATTTTTAATTTATAAAATACTGCGCATTGACCTAAATAAGCATTTCTATTAATACTTTTATTTGTTAAAAAGTTAATCATTGAATTTTCCCATTTGTACACGACTTCTCGCATTGCTTTACCATATAAAACATAGTCAGAAATAAACTTTAAACAATCATTATAGTAAATATCCTCAAGTGATTGGTCTACTTTTAACCACATTTTATTTTGGTAGCATTCCCATTTTTCAAAATGGATATACTTTTGCTCTATTCTAACTCCGCGTCCCAACTGTCTGAAAAATCTTTATTTGCAAATAATGAGGCTAAACCAGTAATTTGTTTCATGCGAAGTAGCTCGTCTGGACTCATACCGATATGCTTACATATCCAAGCATCCCCTTTACCCATTTCAACTAATTCAGTTACTATGGTACTCATTAACTCAATGTTGTGAGAGCCTCTAGCTCTGTTGTGTCTAATAGTAGATGCCATTCTATCTGACATTGCTTTATCTAATACCACACAAGGTAAAACACCTCCTTCTCTTTCGTAAATTCTTTTAGAGTTTTTACAAGTCAAGAATCTGTGAAACCCATCGACTACTACATATTTATCATTTTCTTCATCATATACCGTAACAACTGGTTGAGTATATCCGTCTTCCCATATTGAAGTTTCAAGTAAAGCCATTTCTGGTGGAGCTACACTATTC